TCGTACCCTGTACCGCCAGCCCCTTTGCCGGTAGATGTATTGCCCGGCCCTGAGCCTCTTTCTACATAACCCGATCGATGCCCTATAAATCCCAAGCGCAAGCCGCCTTCTTCAATATCCACCGGAAAGAATTGGAGAAGCAGGGCGTCGACGTGGACGAGTGGAACCAATCGAGTAAGGGCCTGAAGCTGCCGAAGAAGAACCAACCGAAGCCAGTAGCGAAGAAGAATCCCGCATTCTATGGCGAGTAGCCAACTCACCCCGAACGTTCCCACCTTCCCGCACCCTGGCATCCGGGTGCACGTTAACGGACATGGGAACACCGTACTGCGCCTGCACTACGAAGCGGACCCGGAAAAGGGCGGAGGCAAGAAAGTCTTCATTCCGGAGATCAATAGACATCTATCGCCCTGGGCAGCGTCTCAGTTCAAGCAGATGACGGATCCCAATGCCTACCTGCGGGAATACGAGATCGAAGCCGAAGCCGCGCTGGGGCGATTGGTTTTCAATCTGGACGAAGAAGCAACCTGTGAGATGTCTTTCCCGATCCCGCAAAAGTGGACCCGGAGGATGGCGCTCGATCCTCACCCCAGCGTGCCACACGCGATGCTCTGGGTTGCGACGGATCCCTGGGGCGATCGCTGGTACTACCGCGAACTCTGGCCTTCAAGGGCCTGTTACCGCTGGGATGATGGACGCCTCTTTGGAATTCCCGGCCCGTGTCCTGATGACGAGCCGGTCATGCGGATCAAGGATTACGTTGAAACGATGCAATGGCTCGAATCGGCAAAGAACCCGCAAAATATTGACAAAGGTGTGCCGTTCGACGAGAAGATCAGCGCCCGTGTGATTGACTATGCCGCCCGCGCCTTCGGTAAAGGGACGAATGACGACCAGGAGCAGCCCAACTTTCAGCAGAGATTCGAGCAATACATGTGTACCCCGGAGCTGCGCGTCTCCTGCCCGGTATTTGAGGATGCGAAGAAAGATCACGACGTCGGCTTCGAAATGGTCAATGCCGGACTGAAGCCGCGCTTGGTGCAAGGTCCGGAAGACAAACTGGTCAAACGCAGCCGCATTCACATCTTCCGCGATCGCTGCCCGGAGCTTCTGTTCCAGTTGAAGAACATCCGCAGACAGCAGCTCACTCCACAACAGGCTTTGAGCAAAGACCCAACCGGCAAACCGATCACGATTCGTGCGCACATGGCCGATGATCTGCGTTATCTCGAAATGGCAAACCCGGTATTCCGGAATCCCGTGCCGCAGAAGTCGAACTGGAAGCCGCGCGTGGATGGGATTGCGTACTGATGGGATTCGGGGTTCCAGTTCAGCGCCCAGACGACGTGGCCAGGCGCTCCATCGTCATGAGCGGCGGGAAGCTCGTATATGCGCTCAAGACAAATCTCACTCATCCGGCTGGATATCTCGGTGCGTGACGGCGTGATTCACGTCGGCTGCACCACGATTACAGAGGAAGCCTGGCTAGAATTGAGGCGCACGGTTGACCTCTGCCGTCTTGCTCCGCAGTCCTACTACAAAAGCTAAAACCTTTCCCGCGCCCACTCTTCATTCTCATGGCCGTCGTCTCTCCAATCAACGCCGTCTCCGAAATCATCATGCGCCGCGATGAGTCGAAGAAGTGGCTCCGTCTCAACTACTGGGATGAGTGGATCGAGACCTGGCGCATGATCAAGTGCCGGACGAAGCCCATCTACAAGATCGACTCCGCCGGGAAAGAAACCACCGAAGAAGACAAGTCCCGCACCAACGTGGAGAGCGGCCTGGCCAATCTGATCTTCCGCAAGAACGTCGCGCGTTTGAGTGCGCAGCCCTATTCCCTGAGAGTGCGCGGCGGCAGTGATCCCACCAAAGCAGCACGCTTAAGCGCTCTTCTCGGCCAGCAATACGACCAGAGCCAGGAGCGCGCCGAAGATGTGCGTGTGCGCATGGCGGCGGAATCGCTCGGCATCGGCATCTCGAAACTCTACTGGGACTTCGTCTCCCGCACCATGGTCTTCCGCAAGGCCGTTCTCAAAGAAGGCAAAGTGGTGATGAACAGCCGCGAAGCCTTTATGCGATCGCAAAAAGCTCCCGACGCCGAAATACAGCAGGCGGTTGAAGAGTACGGCTCAAACATGACCGATGAGGAAGTGCAGGAGTTCATCGGCAAAAGCGGCACAGAAATCACCGTCCCGCAGCAAGTCGAGAAATACGAAGGCCCGCGTGTGAAGGCCTGCTTCCCTGGAGATGTGTACTGGGAGCCCTTCGCGAGAACCATCCGCCAATCGAGCTTCGTGATTGAGTGTTACCGGGAAACCGATCTGTGGCTGAAGAAAATGCTGGGCCTGAAATACAAAGACCCAGAGACCGGTGAGTTGACGCCAGCATTCGATCCAGACGCCGTGGCTGGGTTGATGCGGCTCGATCCGGAGCCGGTCGTACAGAAGGGCGAGTTCCAGGAGCTGAAAGATTTATTCCGCACCGCCGTCGGACACCAGGACCAGGTGCAGTATCAGTTCCCGCGCAATCTGCGCGTGCGCAAACTCTACGACATCCTGGAAGAGCACAAACAAGACGACGATGGGCGCATGTGGATCACCTGGGTCTCGGAAAACTACCGCGACAAAGTTCTCGGCAAGATGCCCTACCCGTTCGAGTTCTACGGGGATACGGCATTCACCGACGAAGTTCCCCTGCCGGATTTGAATGATGCGATCGGCGACTCCACTCCGCGCCTGCTGCGTTTCATGTTTCAGCTCTTCAATCTGCAGCACTGCCAGAACTTTGACTACATCACGCAATTGATCCGGAGGCACTTCTTTGCCCCGTCGACCATGGAGTTCTCCGAAGACGTGATGGAGCGCGGCAACATGCGAATCACGCGCTACACCGGAGGCAACGGAGCGAATATCATTCCCGATCCCACGCCGCAGATTCCAGAAGGCGCTCTTGAGCGCGGTGCTGCTCTGATGCAATTGATCGGCATGTTCGAGCCCTCGCTCAACACGACTACCGACGGAACCCAGTTTAATCCGCAGGCTTCGAAGACCGCGACCACAGCGGTCCTGCAGGCCAAAGCCGCCGATGTGCTCCTGCAATTCAAGATCGACGGCCGAAACCTCTACCTCTACCAGCTCGGCATGAAGAAAATCTGGATGAACCAGCAGATGGCCGACATGGACCGGGACTGGGAGATCAAACAGAAATACTTCGGCTCGCAACTCAACGATGCGCTGAAACCCTATCTCGACGATAAAGGCTTACTGAAGCAGCAAGACGACGCCTCGCAAATGCCGTGGGTTACGACCGACCAGTCCGGCAAGATTGCTACCGTGAAGCTCAATCCCGGCGAGATCCAGGAAGACTTTGAATGTGAAGTCGAGTCTGGCTCTTACATGGCGGTCGACGATGACCTCAAGAGACAAGCCGCGATCGAGCTCGACCAGGTCGCAATGCAGTCCGGTGATCTGCTCGATAAGCGGAAAGTTCTGACCAATCACCTGAAGACAATCAAAGGCATCGATGATCCGGAAGAGTTCTTTGCCCCGCCGCAACCGCCGAGCCCTCCCCCGCCGAAGATCAATATCACGTTGAGTGGGAAGATCGAAGATATCCCCTCGCTTGCGAATGCGATCCTGCAGGAACTGGGATTGCCGCCGAGTCCCGACCTGGAAGAACAGGCAGCACTGAATACGGTCAAGCGCGTCAGCGAAGGCGCGAATCACGCGACCAATCTCCTGAGCGCCGCAGAGCCCGAGAACGCCGGCGGACCGCTGGGCGCGGCGGAGAAGGAATCGGCTGCTTAATGGAGGCCTTGACCGATATCGAGCGTGGTGCCTTGCGTGACCTGCTGGCGAGGCCTGTACCGGTTCGTAGAGCGATCGAGAAATTTTCCGCTGCCCACAAAGGACAAATGGAAGCCAGCGCCGCCGACTGTCTGCGGGGAGTTCCACGGCAATTCGAACAGGCGGCCGATTTTGCAGCCAAAGCTGAAGCCTACGGGCAACTGCTGAAGGATTTGGAAAGATTCGCCAACAAATAGGAGAAAACGGTTATGCCAGTCAAAAAAGGACAACTGCGTCACATTCGCATCGAGCCAGATACCGCGCCGGGCTCGAAGGGTGCTCATGTAACGATCTCGAAGCACATCACGGAAGGCACGAACAAAGGTCCGTGGCTGCGCAATGAAGACGAAGAGAAGAAATCACACCCGTCGCCGGAGGAAGCTGCCGCGCACGTTCTGAAAACGCTGAAGGAGCACTTCGGCAGCGGTTCCAGTTCAAAGACCGGAGACTCCGGAGATGCGGGCGTCGAGGGCGCAAAAGCCTCGAAGGGCGGGAAGTCAGCCAAGGCGAATGTGAGCCATCCCGCGTCTGACGACGGCGCCAACCCCTCGAACGACAGCTACTAGCTTTTCGCTGTGTTAGTCCAGTCGAGTTTTGCAATTCAGTCAAGTAAAGGAGAACAAGGTCATGACAAGGAATAAGTCCGTTTTCGCCCAAGCGTCGGATCCGGAATACCAGCGTAACCAGTTGAAAGACATGAAGAGGAACGCCGAACTGCCCGTCCAGTCGCAAACGCCGGATTATGCCGATTTGCGTAGGCAGTTGAATGATTACAAAACCACGTTTTATGGGCCTCACTGTTGCGAGGGCTGCGGGCGTCACGACATTATCCGCAAAGCCTTCGCGGAAGGTGGGGCAGCTTATGAAAAACACAAGACATTGGCCGGGGACTACATTTATCGACCGCATCAATGCACTCACGTCGTTTTGTTTCGCCGACTCGCGGGCAAAGTTCTCACCATCGTAGACGCAGCCTTTTCCCCTCACAGCCCTCAGTTGAAAGCGATCAAGGACCTATTAAAGCGCGATTTTGCCGCCACGATTAGCGAAGCGCGTCAGCTCGAAGGGGATACGAGTTGCGATTCAACAGCGTCGCTCGAACAAATTGCCGAGCGATCATACCCAGAATTTTCGCCGGGAACCACCCCGGCTTAGCACGATCCGAAAGGAAGTACCTTTATGCTTACTGAAACTCCAGCGGCGCCGGCGGCAGAAACCACCTCTGCGGCAGCGCCCACGCCGGGAACCACCCCGTCGCCGAGCGAGTTTAGTTCGTTTCTTGGCGTGGAAGCCGAAACCCTTCCTTCCCTCCAACCCGTCCAGCACCCCGAACCAGCGGGAACCGAGACTGCAGGCAATAGTGATGAGCCGGCGGTTGAAGCAGGCGCGGAAGAAGGCGACGGCAACCTCGAAGAAACGATAGCCACCGAAGA